CCTTTCTCTGTGAACGCTGTTACCGTCTTTACCAACAAAGTCATGAACTAACTTAGGCTTGCTTTTAACCTCTTTAACATATTCGTTCCATAGCTTTAAATAAAGCTCAGGTGTTTCTATGTATTTCTTTTTCCCCATTGTTTACCTTCTCCTTATAAGTTGATTCAATTAGCTTGGTTAATTCTTCAACTGAAATGTTTTGTGCATCTTCTACTCTTAGAACTTCTAGTTTTAAGCTTTCAATATATTCAGAAACAAAAAAATGATAATAGTCTTTCATTTCAGCTTTAACTTTTTTTGAATAGCTATAAATAATTTCCCCATATTCGAGCATGGGGATTCTGTGTATCAATATAGGTTTATGTTCTGCGCTTTTCATTTTATATTGGTTTGTTGTTTTTTTGGTTTGCAAAATGGGCAAACAAGGTAACACGCTAATTTCTTTGTTAATGGGTTGTTGCTATGGTATTCGTTTAATGTACCACATTTGCAAAGCATTCTTATAACGTGTATTTGTTTTGTCTTAATCAATTGTAACTATTATTTTAAAGAAACTAACCAACCGACCCCGTGAATGGGTTTGACCTTTTTTTAATCTCTTTCTTCTTCTTGTACTTGGCGATAGTGGTTTCCTGTGGTCTTTCGGCGGCGGTTTCGGTGTACTTTTTGGCTGCATATCTAAAATATATTAAGGCATCAGTTAAACAACTTGGACATTTAGAATCAATGATGTTACCTTGTTGGTTGCAATAGTTAAGAATAGGAATCATTAATGCGCTGTTGGGTTCTAAAACCATTTGCATCTCGATATACAAGTTAATAGCATCTTTGTATGCTAGGTAGTGGTTGTATTCTATTTTAGTCATTGTTAAAGTATTTTCGTTTAACCTCACTTATAATTACTTTCTTAAAAAGAACCGCCTTATCTTTATTCATGTTTAAAACATTTGTAATCGGTGTTTTATCTTTAATCGCATTAATTACCCTAGCATCTTGCTCCGGCATTTCTCTTATTATTTTATCCAACTTTTCAAAATCAAACAACTCACTTACTTCATCTTCAAACGAATCATTTAAAGAATCAGAAGTGAATAGCTTTAAGTCTCTTTTTAAAGCAGCACGTTCCCGATAATAAAACAATTTGATTGTATTTATTATAAAATCTTTGGCGGTATATCTACTAAGGTAGTTAGCCAATCGATTAGGTTCTAATTCACTTAAGTGTATGTACACATCATTCACCAAGTCGGTAGGGTTTGGGCTATTCATATATTTTGCAAAATAAACGAACTGACGGTAGTTCCGCTCATATTCGAGGTTAATTTGCACTATACACATTTATATTAATGCTTACAAATTTAATTAAAATTTATTTGATATTAAAATTTATTTGTTTGATTTTCAAACACTTAAAATTTATTTTACATTCTTTTTAATTTTGTTTAAAAATTATAGTTATTTTTGCAAACATGGAAATAACAGATGAACAATTTACAGAAGCCTGTGAAATAGTAAGAACCTATTTAGGTTTAAAGAACCCACAGGATAAAGTCGAAGAAGAAAAAAAATTAAAACCGATTGAGTTTATTAAGTTTTTGTCTAGCGATGTTAGTTTGGGTGACGACCCTAGCCCACCACAAACATGGAAACACGTTGATTTAATTGTTAAAGATTATACAACCGACGGTTTGGATATAATGCTTGCTTATGATGATGATAAGTATAAGCATTATGGAGCATTATATCTAGGTCATTACAATGATGGGATTAAAGAATAATTAAAACAAACATAAAATGAATAAAGAACAATGGCACAGTAAGTGGGAGGGTCTAATTGAATATGGTGAACTACCCTACATGATGAAAGAATTAAAGGTAAGTCGTTACACACTTAACAGAATCTTATCCGGCAAGGTTAGGGCTGACATGGTTAAGAAGGTGGATAAGTTACATAAGCATTTAATTAAAATCAAAAGAAAATAAAATGGCAATAAGAGAGAGAAAAGGTTTCCCATTCCCGTTTGAATCTAATTTCGACGTGCATTACGAAATTACGGCGTTCGTTCCCAGTAGTGACGATTATCCCGGTGATGACCGTGATGTGATTATCCATGATATAACATGGCATGGAGTAAGTGTTTATGAGTTGTTAAAGCAGTCAAAACAGTTAGCTAGGTTTGAGCAAGATTTTAGGGATGATTTGGGGATTTAAAAAATAACAATTATGTTTATATTAACAATACATGACCGTAACGGGGTCGAATTAAAAGAAGGTGACTTAGTTAAAATCTCAAACGCTAGGGAGTTTACATTCTACTCTGAGGTTAAGTGGTTAGAGAAAGAGAAAGTATTAGCACCATTTGACACATTTAGTTTTCATTCATTTGAGAAAGTTGATAGCATCCCACTTAATGCTAAGAAATCAACTATCGAATCTTATGATGTTTGGTATGATTTTTCTAATTATACTGAATGTGATGATAAAGCGGATGTTTTTAAAAATTACTTGGCAAGCTGGTGGAGAATTGATATTGCTGTTAAAAACAGAAGTTACCAAATAAAAAAGATGGAAGATTAAAAAATAATTATTATATTTGCGAATCGGAGTCACTAACCGATTTAGAAAATAGCTCATCGTTAAAACATTAGACCTCTAATGATTCGGTGTAAGGAGTTGAGCCCTTACTTGATTAGTAATCAAAGCCGAATCTTTAGGGGTTTTTTAATTTAGAAAAAAATATGAAAAATTGGAAATTAACATCAGAAAAAAAAGTTAACATTAGTGGAGTTACGCTGTTTAGAATCGAATTAACCATTACATGTAAATGGGGAAATGCTGGGGAAAAGGGCGGATGGATTGAAAAAGAAGACAATCTATCCGGAAATGCTTGGGTGTACGGAAATGCTGAGGTGTCCGGAAATGCTAGGGTGTACGGAGATGCTAGGGTGTACGGAAATGCTGAGGTGTACGGAAATGCTGAGGTGTACGGAAATGCTTGGGTGTACGGAAATGCTTGGGTGTCCGGAGATGCTAGGGTGTACGGAGATGCTAGGGTGTACGGAGATGCTTGGAACTCATCTCCTTTACAAATACAAGGCTCTAAACACTTTGTTAACGTGTGCGCTAAGGGTTTTTTACAAATAGGCTGCAAAAGCTTCTCTTTAAGTTATTGGAAGGATAATTTACGTCAGATTGGTATTGATAACTCGTATTCTGAAAATCAAATAAAGGAATACGGATTGTATATTGACTTAGCGATTGAATTAGAAAAAACTTAAATAACATGAAAGATGCATATTATTTCCCTCATTTCTGCAATGCAAGACATGATAGGAAAATTAAGAGGGTTACAAAAGAATTAGGTGTTGAGGGTTACGGTATTTACTTTATGGTTTTAGAAGTGCTTAGGGAGCAAACCGATTTTAAATATCCACTATCTGAAATTGATTTATTGGCTTATGAGTTTGGTACAAGTGAGCAAAAAGTTAGGGTTGTTATTTGCAATCACGGACTGTTTGAAGTTGACGAAAACAATAATTTCTTTAGCTTAAAGCTGGTAGAATTTATGCAACCGTATTTAAAAATGAAAGCCCAAAGAGTCAATGCTGGCAAGGCTTCGGCTGAAAAAAGAAAACAATTAAGCCAGCAACCGTTCAACGACCGTTCAACGACCGTTCAACAAAGTAAAGTAAAAGAAAGTAAAGTAAAAGAAAGTAAAGTAATACCCACTTTTGAGGAATTTAAACAATATGCTATTGAGAATAAACAAAATGTATGTTTGGATTCTTTAAAGTTAAAATATGATAGCTGGGTGGTGAATGATTGGAAAGACGGTAATGATAAAGAAATTAAGAAATGGAGACCAAAACTATTAAACACATTACCTTACATTAAAGAAAAACAATCCCAACAAACAACACTAACACCAACAATTAAACTAGGTAAAGCATGAATAACAATATAACCGAAATCGAAGAGATTGTTTTAGGTGCAATTATACTAGAAGGTAATAATGCCCTAGACGTTGTTAAAAATGATTTAAACTATAAATGCTTCACCCACGAACCAAACAGGCTTGTATTCGCCTCCTTAATCGATTTAGATAAAGAAAATAAAAGTATCGACCTTATTACAATAGTTCAGAAGTTAAGGGAAAAGAAACAACTTGATTTAGTAGGGGGTGCTTTTTACATCAGTTCGTTAACTCAAAGGGTTGCAAGTTCGGCTAACATCTACAGTCACGCCCGTTATTTGATTGAAAACTACTTAAAGACTTCAATTAGTAATAAGTTAATGAATGCCTTTCATTCAATGAGTGAGCCCAACTCAGACCCTTTAGGCGTACAAGCCAAGTTAATAACCGACTTGCAAGACTTAGTTAACGAAGTGAGTACCTCTAATACATTTGAAACAATTGAAAGTTTAGGGGATAAATACCTGACCGACCTCAGCGACTTAATGGACGGCAAAGGTGAGGTGGCTATTAGCACCGGTTTTACTGAAATGGATAAGTACGGGATGTATGGTAAGTCTGATTTTATTTTAATTGCAGGTCGTCCGGGTATGGGTAAGACTGCTTACATCATTAGTTCTATTCGTAACATTTGTTTTAGGGATGGAATCAAAACGGGAATGTTTAGTTTAGAAATGAGTTCAATGCAGATACTTAACAGGATTGTTAGCAGCGAAAACCAAATTAACAGCGAGGCATTAAGGAAAGGAACTATTAATCGATTGGAGTTTAGTAATGTTAATGGGACCTTGTTGCGGTTAAAAGATAAACCGTTTTGGATTGATTCAACTAGCTCCATTGATATTGATGTGCTATGTGCAAGGGCAAAACAAATGAAACGTAATTTTGGGATTCAAATTTTGTTTGTTGATTACATTGGCTTGATTAACACGGGTAAGTATGGTAATGACAAAACAAACCAAACAGGCTACATAAGCAACCGATTAAAGGGATTAGCAAAGGATTTGAATATACCGATTATTTGTTTAAGTCAATTAAGTCGAGATATTGAGAAACGACCTATAAACGAACGTTTGCCACGTTTAAGTGATTTAAGGAATAGTGGTGACTTGGAACAGGATGCAGACAGCATCTACTTCTTGTTTCGCCCTATGTATTACGGAGTGAATGAATGGGAGGTTAACGGGCAAAACATTGATGTGACGAATAAGTGTTTTGTTATCAATGCAAAAAATAGACACGTTGGAATAGGTACGGAGTTGTTAGGCTTTGTTGGTCAATATACGGAGTTCTACTCACTAGTTGATGAACAGAATAAGATGCAAAGTTTAGAACCTAACAAAGATTTTTTTTAAAATTATTCTTGTTGATAATCAAACAGTTAGCAAAAATAAGTGTTAAATGTTTTAAATTTATTTTGAAAATTAAAAAAGAGTTTGTAATTTTACACCATCAAAACAAATAAAATGACAACTTTAAACGAAGCAATCACAGACGCAAAGAAAGTAATGACAGCAAATAATTTAACTTTTGCTACAATTTGGAAAACTGGAAAATCTTATGGTTTCAATTTTGAAAAACAAGCAGTAGGATTTACTAAAAAAGAGTACGGAGTAAAGAGAACAGTAGTAGCAACAGTATTTTCCGACCTAAAATGTACCAACAACTAGCAATTAAATATTATTCAAATCATAAAGACTTACACAAAGCAATTGCAGCAGGTAAGGCAATTGATAATGCTTTGAGATTAGACTACTCAAAGTTAGGTGTTACTAATTGCCACTTTATGATGTCGAATTACTTGAAGTATTTTGATTATGATAAACTAAAACAATTACAGAAATGAGCGAGCAAGAATTAAACAAATTTTTAAAAGTTGGTGATAAGTTATACAGCAAACACAATCACCGCTGGTCAGATGAAATTACCTACAAATTTAGTACAGTTGAAAGACTTACAAAAACACAGGCTATATTGTCCAATGGTGTAAGATTGATTAACGCATCAAAGAGGGATTGGTTTGGGGATTTTGGTTATCAGGCTTATGGGGGTTCATTTGTAGAGTGGTATCTTGAAACGCCTGAAATCTTAGAAAAACATGAAAAAAACAAAGAAAGGCAAATGATTAATTCGTGGTTCGATAAAAGAAAATTCAGCCATGAAGATAAAAGAATTGTTTATTTAAAATTCAAAGAACTTAACTTATTGTAAAAAATAATGACACAAAAACAAAAAATAGTTAGTTTGTTCTTGCAAGGCAAGTCACTAACAACGTACACGGCAGCGGTAAGTCGCATAACAACAAAGCTACCCACTCGGATTGGTGAGATTGAAAAAGAGATTGGCGTTCGTTTTGAGCGTAAAAAAATTGAAAGTAAGAAAGTAGCCACACACTTTAGTTACTCAATTGGTAAGGCTTCAAGGATTAAGTTGAATAAGTATTTAAAAAAACAAAATGACTGAATTAAGATTAATAGAATTAGCCCGGAAACATAACCTAATCAGTACCACAATAGCAAATAACATGAATAGTTATGATAACAATGTTTTGTTTGCTTTAACCGAAATATCCAAACAAATCAAAAGTGAGTTACTTGCCGATAAATGGCATGTTGAAAGTAAATCAAAGTCTAACTTATTGGAGCGGATAAGTAAATTAGAAATGACTCACCCAAGCGAGGCAATGGAGTTAACTCATGAATTTTTGAAGTGCTAACGGTTTGCAGCTTGGCGCAGTTTGCGTTGGCTTGTGGGAAGGTAATTGCGCTAAGGTGCTGTTATGTTGGTGTGTTAGCATGTGCGTAGGGCAGTAATTTATATTTAAAATAAAAAAAGCGATGGCAAAAGTAATAACATTTAGTAGAACATTTCCAGCATATCATCCGAAATCTGGGCAGCCTACTTATTTTGTGGAGAAATTCTACAACTCATTATTTTCAAGAAATAACCTTATGGACTATCCAAAAGGACTTGAAATAAATGAGAGCATTTTAGAAATGAAAAACCACACAATAAGGGCTGGTGAAAGGTGGAAAAAAGGCGAATATTTTAGCCCAAGAGTTTGGAGTGGTAAGCCTTATAATACACCGCAAATAATATTATCAAAAGATACTTTAATAACCGATGTATATGATTTTGAAATTAAACAGGCTTATATGGAACTGCCATTAGATTACGATACTGATGTAATAATTAACCATAGATTTTTTCATGGTTTGACATTAGCGGAATTATTACAATGGTTTAAATATCCAAAGCCGTTTAAAGGACAAATTATATGCTGGAACAAAAATGCGCAATACTAAACATAGGTGCGGTGGCTTTTTATTTTAAATATAAATTATTGAACATAACGTGTTGCAGATAAGCGAAGGCACAAATAGCGTTGGCATTGTGCGGTTGGATTTGGGCTTTTGCTTATGTGCTGTTAGTGGCTGGCGGTTTACGATAATTTTAAAAATAACAACATGGCATACAAATCAGACAACAAGTACAAAGTAATATTCAGCGATGGAACTTCTTTTGAAAGCAATGGAAGCGCATCATCTGAATACAAAGATTTAAGTATTAATGAAGAGTTTAAGTGGGTTGGCTATCATATTTCAAAAGAAGTATTAGCCTTTGGTAAGCAAATAAAAGATGTAGTTAAAATTGAGTACACTATGTCTGCCGCTTGCCACTAACAACTCATACACGCTATAATTGACAGTCAACAACTTACGAAATAAAATGTACAAAAACATGAACAAAACAATACTATTATGTACACTATTATGTAC